TCCTTTGGATTACCTAAAGAAGGCTAGGAGATAAGAATGGCAATCACCCAAGGCGCTCCGTTACCGGATATTAAGCAGACCGAAACCCGGGTAGATACCGCACCGGCGTATTACACCGACTATCTGACAGGCCTATCCCAAGCCGCAAAGACGGCCATGGGACAGCCAGCCTCCACGGGTATAGCTGGCTACGACCCCCTACAGACTCAGGGCTACGGGATGATTCCCGGCGCAGCCACAGCCTATCAACCTGGTCTGACAGCCGCCGGTAAGACGGCTGCAACAGCCGCAGCGGGTTTAACGCCCTCACGGATTGCGGCCTTGATGGACCCCTACCAAAAGCAGGTGGTCGATGAGATGGCTCGCCTGCAACAGCAAAACCTCCAGCAGTCGATTCTGCCAAGCCTCCGGGGTGCCTTTGTCGGGCAGGGCGGGATTGGAAGTCAGCGATACGCCTCGGCTACCGGACAGGCCTTAGCAAACATGCAGAGGAACCTTCTAGGTCAGCAATACGGCGCCCTGTCTCAGGGATATCAAAACGCCGTGAAGACCGCGATGGATGAGCTAGACCTGCAAAACCGTGCGGCAGCCCAGCAGGCGGCAATAGCCCGTGGGGAGCAGGAGCTTGGCCTTACCGGAGCCGGCGCCTTAACTAAGGGCGGGGCTGAGCGTCAGGCCTACGAGCAGGCAAGACTAGACTATCCCTTAAAGCAGGCCACGACGGCAGCTGCTCTAATGCGTGGCTTTCAGATTCCCACAACCCAGACTTCAACCTTCGTCGGACCGAAGGCGGGGCTGTATCAGACCTCGCCGCTATCGAACATCCTCGGGGTGCTGTCGGTTCTCGGCGGTGTCCGTCCAGACCAAAAAGAAGGCCAGAGCCTTTTGTCAAAAGGTTTTGAGTTCCTTAAAGGAATTGATTTTCCAAAAATTGGAGGTGGGGATCTCAGCGTTCCGGGTATCACGGACCTAGGCGGAGGGAGTTATCAAACCTCCACGGGTAATGTTGTAAACCCAAGCGAGTACAGCGCAGGGGCAGCTCAAGGTGGTCTCATGTCAATTGACCATATGAGAGGCTAACTATGGCTGAGAAGACAACTGTCGGCTATTTACCTGGGAGCGATCCTGAGGCCGTGGAGGCTAATATGGCCTACCAAGAGGCTCTGCAGCGCATGCAGAATGCTTTGGAGGCAAGGCGTAATCGGTTTATTGATCCAACAGCTCTAGCCCTAGCTCAGGGCTTTTTAGCCCCAACGCAAACGGGTGGCTTCGGAGAGTCTCTTGGACTGGCCGCTAAAAACCTGCGCGAAGCTCAGCTCCAAGAAGAAAAAGAAGAGCGGGATATTGCCCAAGCTCAGCTTGGTCTAGCAGGAAAAGGGTTAGAGCTTGAGCGGATGCGGATGCGAGAGCGTGAGTTTGACCGTCTTCTCGGTGAGCCCTCTGGTGGCCTGCCTACTACCACTACAACGGGCGGAGCGTTACCGTCTGGCCGCCCGACAGGCGGAGCATTGCCCGGTCCAACGCCAAAAGGTTTTGAAGGGATAGAAGGAATACCGCTTGGGCCGCCAAATCCAAACTTTATGACAGCTCAGCAATATCTCCGTATGGCTAAGGGAGATCCATCAATATCTCCAACAAAAGCGTTGGTTGACGCTCAAAAATTAGAGCGCGACAGAATGGAAGTTAGAGAAGCGGGTGTCGTCGATTTAGCTGCAAATATACTTTATCCATTTCCGAAGGGTGATTTAGTTACCCGTCAAATCTACGGATATCCGGGTGAGTACAAGGTGGACACCAAGACTGCAGCCCTGCTGGATCTTTATGCCTCAAACGGCGACCCCCGCTACTACGAAATTGCAAAGAGAGTTATTGAAGGGCCTAAACCGCCTGCCCGAGCCGGTGAGCCCGCAAAGCCTGCTGAGACACCTGCACCTGGAGCGGCGCCAGCAACAACGCCTGGAGCGGCACCTGCAGCACCGGGAGCAGCGCCCGGCCAGCCGCCGTCTAACCGCCTTCTGTCGGTGCAAGATGTTGAGGCGATGTCGGCCGAAGCTAAGGAAACTGCTGCCCTTGAGGCAAAGCGCAAGATTGGTGAGAAGAGCGAATACATCGACGCTGGAAAGTCGGTGACGAGCCGTCTGGCTCCGGTCAATATGCTTTATCCGATCGCATCAAGCGACAATGCTAAGCAAATCTTTGGCGTGTTTGAGCGCCCCGATGTGATGTCGGCTTTCTTGAAACTGGTTGAAGGCGGTATTGGTACCCGTAGTTTCCAGGTTAGCCTATCTAACCTTCGAGAGGCTTTGACCAACGCCGGCATACCTCAAACATTAATTAATCAGGCTCAGATGGCCTACTCCCTGATGGCCCAAGTTCAGCTTGAGACTTCACGGTTAGGACAAGGTCAGGGCGCTGTGTCTAACTTCGAGCGAGAATTGTTTGCCCAAGCGTCTATTGCCCGAAGCGATAACCCAGCCGTTATCCTTGCTAAGTTAGACATGATTAAGGCTCGTGCTGAACTTGACCGCCAGCGGGCTCAGCTAGTGCGCCAGCATAAGGGATCGATCGATGATCTGGTGGGTTCCGATCAGTGGAACAACCTGACCAATACTTACCACAACCAAATCTCTCAGATCTTTACCGATCGCCTAGCGAGCGCCCCGATATCTCAGACAAACCGGATGCCAGCACCCCCGGGAAGAGATAATCAAGGCGCAGCCAATCGGCTCCCAAGTAGTGTGAGGTAAGCATGAATCTTTCTTTTTACGAAAGCCTTTCCCCGGTTCAAAAGTCTTACGCTGATCGGATTGCTACCCGAGCACGGGAGATGGGTCTGCCGCCTGAGCTTGCAGTCGCCGTGGCCTATCAAGAAAGCCGTCTGAACCCGGCCGTGGGTACCGGTGGGGCAGGTGAAATTGGAATCATGCAGATCAAGCCCGCCACCGCTCGGGAGATGGGTTTCACGCTAGATGACATCAAGGACCCGGCCAAGAACATCGATGCCGGCCTTGCTTACCTAAAAAAATCTTTTGAGCTAAGTCAGGGCGACCCGAGACTTGCTGCTGCTGGATATAACGCTGGTGTGAACCATCCATTCTTTACACCGAAGGGCGACAAGCTGCCCGACTCAACAGTTAACTATCTTGGCGATTTAAAAGGATATGGCGCCTTCCAAGTTGTTAAAGCCGAGACCCCAGAGGCTGCCCCTGCCCAACCCACCCCTGATGAGATTTCAGAGGAAAAGGCTAGGACACTAGGCGAAATGGGTGGGGCGGCATTGGGCGCCGGCGTGTCAGCTCGGAGAGCGATAACTGATCTTGCTCGAGCTGGTGGCCGTAAGGTGGCTGGATCGATTGCTGAAGAAGTCGCCAGCCGCATTCCGCAGCCTCCCCCCGTAGATGATGCAATGCAGACCCGCATCCTTCAGGGAACAACAGACCCGACAAGCGGGGCAAGTGGCCGGGCTCGAATGGGCGGATTTAACATTGAGACCGCTCAGCAGGCCGCCAGAGCCAAGGAGGCCGCAGAGAACATTGGAGCCCTCCAAAGGGCTGGTGTCGTGTCTCAGGGCGCCCCGAATGTGTTGGCCCAGGCTCCAGGGATGACAGCCTCCCCATCGGGGGTTCTTTTTCCGCGATCGGCTGTACCTTCTGCCCCACCCCCAACCCCGTCCCGCGGAGCCCTAGAGGCTGTCTCTGATCTGTTTAAAAGCATGATGGGGCCAGAGTCTAAGTTGGGCGGATTTGGTCGGGCTGCGATGCGTTATGGCGCACCTCCCCTGGCTCTTTATCAGACCGGTAGCGAGCTGGGCGCTCTAAGCTCTCAGGTAGGCCAAGAGAACATAGACTACGGCAAGGCCATTCCAACCGCATTAGGGGCTCTTGGTGCCTTCGGCTCCATGTTCCCCGCCACAGCACCCATAGCCATCCCGCTTGCCATAGCTGGGCCGGCAATGAGCTCAGCCGTTGATATTGGACGCACCCGCCCGCTTGGTCAGATGGGCGATGTAGTCGCACCCTAATCTCCTCATCTACTTTCGCCATGGAAGTAGTTGCCCCAGGTCATGCCTGGGGTTTTTTTATTTGATGCCGTGAAACTCTTCAACCGCCCGAACTAAGGCCTTGACCCGCTCGAGCAAATCCTCTTGACTAGGTAGTTCAACTTTTAGCATGAAGTCCAAGACCTGATCCTCAGTCATGGGTTTCTTTTGCGCCAAAGCGTAAGCGGCTACCTTTTGCCCGTACTCAATGATGTCCACATCGTTGGCGTAAAACCCGTTGATGTCCTTGTGGTGACAGTGAAAAAAGATCTGTTTTAAGTCCGCTGGACTCATAGACCCTCCTCCCGCAGCTTATCTAGGCCGAACCCCGTAATCCTCCACACCGCCCCGAACCGGCCGCTTTTAAGTCTCTGACGGTCTCCGGAGTCCTCTACATACCCGTGCCTATAAAGCGTCACCCGCATAGGTCTATAGGAGTTGCCTTCAATCTTGAGATGGTTTTGCCCAAACTCATCGGTCATGCCCTGAGGCTGGTTCTTAAACTCCTTCAACAGGTCTAGTGTTCGGGTGTTAAATTTAGGAGCTGCTGAGGCTGCCGAGGCTCGGCTTGTGTCCGAGTGCCTCTGATGCGGGGGATAGGCCGCATTAAAGTCTATTGCAATCTGCATGGCCTTCTCCCTATCGGTGGTCATTTTTGAATTGCCAAAACTGTAAAAGGCTATCGAACATCCTCCAGCCCCGGTGAAGGTCTTCGTCTGACCACTCAATGATCTTGACAAGCCCGGGGACGCTACGAGAGACAAACACATTGGCGCATCTAGCCTTCCGAATGTTCAAACCCTCTCGATAGGCGGCCAGCTGCATAAGATGATCGTCGTACCCCTCAACCTTGTCTGGATCGGTAAACTCTTTGGTTTTGATGTCCAAGATAATCCCAGCCAGCTGATCCTCCGAGCTTCGGGTGTGCATGTCGCACTTGCCGCCAAAGCCTGAGGTGTGAGCAAAAGAAGATTCGCAGACCCACTTATGTTCCCCAAAGGCTTCTTTTATGGCTTTCTCTACACCCCGGACATGTTCCTCGTGGCCGACAATGACCTTCCGATCAAAGTAGTTCTCAATGGATGCATGAATGTCGGTTCCGGCATCAGCAGCGGCCCTGCCCTGTTCTTTGGAGTCTGTAATGATCCGATCAATGTATTCAGTTTCAGATTCTTGATCTCGTTTTGGTAGGGTCAGAGCGGCCAATAAGACCTGCTGCAGCTTCCAGTTCTCAAGGCCAGGCTTGGCCGCCACATTCAGAATCGTGGTGACCGAAGGTACAAGGTCGTGCTTTCGCGCATCCCGCAGCGTGGTGTTACGGATCTTCCCGTTGGCGCCCTCAATCTGGTACATCGGCGCACCCTCGCGGGTGTACCAATGACCAGCCTCAGATGTGAATGATGAAACTTTGAGTGTCGTCATAAGGCCTACCAGTTCGGGGAGCAGGTGACATCTACCACCGTAATGGCTGGCTGCTGATTAATCCGGCGCTTGGCGTACACCATGACTGCGCGGAGTCTTTGACTCTCACACTCTTTAATTGCCTGGATTACTTCCTGCCGATCCATGGGGTGGATGTCTCGATCAAGGACCAGGCTTTGTTGGGCATACCGGGGTGGCTCAGCTTGGGTGACTGGCCTGCTGACACAACCGGCTAGTAAGCCGGCGGTCAGCGCTACAACTATAGTTTTTTTCATTTACTTCTCCTCAGGTTTTTGTTCTTGCACAATCTCCGTAAAGTGTTTCATCAGGTTGTGCTGCTTGATGAAAGACTCCAGATCAATCCTTACATTCCCCCTGTGAGTTAACACATTGAGAATCATCTGGAGTATCAAGCACACCTCTTTTGCGGTGACATCATCGGATGGGGAAAATAAGAAAGATTTCCCATCGAGTTGAAAGTTAAGGCCACAAACCTCAACCAATGTGGGTTCATCACTCATGGCTATTCCTTAAAAAGGTGCTTCTTCATCAAGGCCGCTCGTATCAAAGACCGGTGCTTTCTGAGTCGTCTTTTCATTTCCCGGCCACTCTGGGGCGGCCATAATGTCCGCTTTAAGTTTCTCGGAGAAGGTGTCAAAAATTTCCATGTCAGGATTTTCAATATCAAAAACCTGCAAGGCATTGACCCCCTGCGGAAGACCCATTTCTTTAACCGACCGCGGCACCGAGCTGATGGCATCAATTCTCGAGTAGGTCTTGCCGTTTGCCTCCTTACGGGTGATGGTCAGCATGGCCCAATGACCTAAGACATTTTTGAGCTCAAACCCTCTGAGTTCGGCTGAGGTGAACTCTTTTCCTCGCCACATCTGCAGGTCTTTCCTAAGGTTTGATTTCTCAGCTAAGGTGCAGTTGTAGCTCTTTGAGATTGATAGCGGCCGGCCATCGGTGGTCACCAAAGGTTTACCGTTTTCATCTTCACCATGAATTTCAAACTGAAGCATAACGGTGGGCTGGTACTTATCTTGAAAGCCCTTTTGGGTGCCCTTATCGACAATCCGGTAGCACCTTGCGAGATGAGTCCCCGCAGGGACGCCAATGAAATCGCTTGAGTCTTTAACTGTTAACGGCATTTTTCTTTTCCTTTCCTAAGCCACATTCGTAGCGGATAACTTCCCAATCTTCCTCGGTGGCCACCCCAGCTCTCGCCCGAGCTATTGCCTCCTCGCACCTTTGCATCCTTTCCAACATCAACTCGTGAACCCATGCTTCGTCCATGCTTTTCCACCTTTCCTAAAATTTACTACCCCATTAAATTATCAAATTTAAGACCAACTTGCAATTGCGTTTTGATAATGTATGATGGTTTTACATTTTGAGGAGAGACCTATGACGCTGCAGGAATACTTCGCAGACAAGAAACGGGGCGCAAAAGACGCCCTGGCCAAGGATTTGGGCATCACCCGCACCTGGATGAGCCAGCTGATTTCTGGCCGCCACCTATGCTCGCCAGAGCTCGCCGTGGAGATTGAAAGACTCACCCAGGGGGCCGTCACCCGTAAGGAGCTGCGGCCCGATTTGTTCGGGGAGGTCGCATGATTTGGTACAAATTTTTCCTTGGTGATTATATTCGGGACACCCATCACTTGGCCGATGCCGAGGACTTGGCGTATCGGAGACTGATCGACCTTTATATGATGTCGGAGAGTCCCATCCCACTTGATACCAAATTGGTTTCCCGCAAGGTGCGGCTTGACGAGGACATCGTCGTTGTGGTGCTAGACGAGTTCTTCGAGAAGACCGAAGATGGGTATCGGAACGCCCGATGCGATAAGGAAATAGCCAAGTATCAGCACCAGGTGAGCATGAATAGGCAGTCAGCGGCTAAAGGCGGGAGGCCAAAGAAAACCGAATCGGATACCGAATCGAAACCGAACCATATCCCTAATCAGAAGTCAGATATCAGAAAAAACATAAAAACCACACCGTCGGCAGAGCCGACTCGGTTCGGGGACTTTTGGTCGGTGTGGCCGACAAGCAAGCGCAAGGTCGCCAAGGCTGACTGCGAAAAAAAATGGGCTAGGCACGGGTTGGATTCGATCGCTGACCGGATCATCGAACATGTACGGACTATGCGGGAAACGGACCAGTGGCGGGAGGGGTTTGAACCGTCCCCGCAGACCTACCTCAACCAGCGCAGGTGGGAGGACGAAGTGCCTCAGGTTGTTTTGCGGAGGGCAAAGTGATCGGCCATATGCCTCTAGTTCGCATCAGAATGGCTCGTAAGGCCCCCAAAGCGGTCTGGGTATGGGTAGGTATGGGCAGAGATTTTTGGGCCGCCAATTGGGAAAATTTTTCAGACCTTTACGGCCACCCAGAAGTGGTCATTGAGAGCAGGGACAACCCGAAACATCTTGACCTGAGGTTCCTGAAAAACCTTCAAGTGCATGTAGATGGGGACGACACGACCGCCCGGATCTTGGGGGTGCATGTTGCCTGCTTAAAGGCCGGGGCGAAGGATGTATTTACCTTCCACAACGGTGAGCTGATCTGGGACAAGGGAGAGGACTATGCACCTGCTAAAGGATGACGATATCGACTTCGGTGCCTATTTAAAGGCGACCGAGGCGAGCCAAAAGGTCCGCGAGGCCGGGATGTACTTAGATGAGATCGTGGCCGACACGGTTAATCCAAATCGGGAGGAGCCGATCCTTCTGCCTTGGCTAAAGACTCACCAAGACTTTGCCTACCGTCCCGGAGAGGTGACCCTGTATGCCGGATCAAACGGAGGCGGTAAGTCCCTCATTACCGGCCAGATTGCCTTGGGGCTGATTAAGCAAAAGCAAAAAGTCTGTATTGCGTCTTTTGAGATGAAGCCGAAGCGGTCCCTTGAGCGGATGCTGCGGCAGTTTTCTGGGGAAAACATCCATCGGCCGAAGTTCATGGATAAGGACAAATATATCCAGGGCCTGGTCGGCAGGCTTAAAAACTTTTCAAACGAACACCTTTGGTTTTACGACCAGCAGGGGACGACCTCGGCAGCCCAGGTCATATCTGTAGCTCGGTACTGCGCCGTCGAACTCGGTATCACCCATATCTTTATCGATTCTCTTATGAAGTGCGTCCAGGGCGAGGACGATTACAACGGTCAGAAATCTTTTATCGATGAGTTGTGCGCCTTGGCGAGAGATCACAACATTCATGTGCATTTAGTGCATCACATCCGGAAGCTAGCCAATGAAGAGTCAACACCAAACAAACACGATGTTAAGGGAACGGGCGCAATCGCTGATCAGGTTGACAATGTTTTCTTGGTTTGGCGGAACAAAAAGAAAGAACACCAAGCCTCAGCGGGTGGAGCAATCGATCCGATGACAGCTGATGCAATGCTGATGTGCGAAAAGCAAAGGAACGGTGAGACCGAGGAATGGTATTCATTGTGGTTTCACCGGGACTCGCAGCAGTTCGTGGAGACCCACGATGCGATCGCAATGAGCTTTGATAACCATGGGAACTTTTGATGAAAAGCTCAAAAACTGGAAAGAAGGCCAAGGCGACGATGAAAGCCGGCACCGCCATCTTGTCCGGTGGGTCATCCGAATGCGTATCAGAGACCGAGACCATGCCCATAAGTGGCTACAAGGTTGGAACGAAAAACATCCCGGCTCTATTTTGGAATCCGATGTTATCGACCAATGGCAAAAAGGCAACAAAGGCGAGGGCTGGAAATGACTGATCCATACAAGATCACCGAGCCAACGGTGATTTCCTTTTCCGGTGGAAGAACATCAGCCTATATGCTGTACAGGGTAATCAGATCTAACAACGGCCTGCCAGCTGACGCCATTGTGTGCTTTGCTAATACCGGCAAGGAGGAGCAGGCAACCTTAGACTTCGTTCACCAGTGTGAGACCACCTGGGGAGTACCTATTGCATGGCTGGAGTACAGACCCGAGAAGCCCCGATTTGAGGTCCTTGACTATCAATCGGCCTCCCGTAACGGTGAGCCGTTTGAGATGCTGATAGAGAAGAAGAAGTATCTGCCAAACATGGTTGCACGATTCTGTACGCAGGAGCTGAAGGTGCTGACCATTGACCGGTACCTGAAATCCAAGGGGTTGAATGATTACATCACCTTTGTTGGGGTAAGAGCTGATGAGCCTCGGCGCGTGGCCAAGATGAGATCCCAGGGTGATAAGTTTTGTCCTTTGGCAGAGGATGGAATAACTGAGGAAATTGTTTGGGAGTTCTGGAACAACAATCCGTTTGACCTGAAACTGCCGAAGGTGTCCGGTGCATCCAACTGTGACCTGTGCTTCCTGAAAGGGGCCGGGATCATAAGGAGTTTGATATCGGAGAAGCCGGAGCGGGCGGTCTGGTGGGCCAAGATGGAAGAAAAGATTGGTGCCACTTTTAGATCTGATCGCCCATCGTATGCAGAAATGCATAAATTTTCGCAAAATCAGATTGATATGTTTGTAGATGAATCAATCGGTTGTTTTTGTGGAGATTAAGGTGATTGAACTAACTCTCCCCTGGCCGCCGTCAGTCAATACCTATTGGCGCATGGTCAATAACCGAATGATCATCAGCGAGGCCGGCCGAAAGTATCGGGTAGCAGTCGCAGAGCAAGTCTTCTTACAAAGCAGGGGTAAAACAACGACTGGAAAGCTCAAGGTAACGATTGAGGCTTGGCGGCCGGATAACCGACGCAGAGACTTGGATAACTTACTTAAGGCTGTCTTGGACTCGATGGGTCACGCAGGTCTTTACATCGATGACTCGCTGATTGTTGACCTTCGGATCTACTGGGCAGAAGACATCGCAGGAATGTTGAAAATAAAAATTGAGGAACAAGAGTGAAAAAGACTACATGTTGGGCAATAAAAATGAAGCGAGGAAAGTTTATTTGTATGCCATTTGATACGAAGTATTGGGAGGCCGAAAGGACAATGACCTTCCGCACTCGTAAGTTTGCGCAGGCCTGGCTGGATAACGATCCGTTTTGGAAAGGCAAAGGGGATGTTGTGAAAGTAACTATTACCGTAAGGGAGGCAGGAGAATGAGCCAGGACCGCGATCCACACAAGGCAGTCGATTACATCATCGCTAACGCTCAGAAGTTCGCTAAAGCAAAAGCTGAGCGAATCTATCTTGAGGAGTACAGAAAATCACTGAAGTCCCTGCTGATGAAGAGGAGCTGCGAGGAATCGATCGGGGCGCAAGAGCGTGAGGCTTATGCCCACGATGAGTATCGCCAACTTCTTCAGGGGCTACGAGCTGCAGTGGAGGTCGAGGAGAAGCTGCGGTGGGACTTAATTGCAGCCCAGGCCCGTGTTGATATCTGGAGAAGTGAGCAGGCCAACCTCAGGCTTGAGGGAAAGGTAACGCTATGACGCAGCCGGTCATCAAGGTCGATGACTGGGTTTTAGTCTGTGAGACAGGGGAAAAGGGCCAAGTGTTAGATGTCTTCGATGATGGGGAGCGGTTTTTATTAAGCATTCCAAAAACGGAGAAGTGGCCATTCCCAAGAAGAGTGCATGTGATGATCGAAAAAATTAGAAAGATTCGCCCTCCGAAACCAGAAGAATTGATGCCGAAGTGGGAACAACCCAATTTATTTTGAGGAGAGAACGATGAAGGACTTGCTTGATTTTAAAAAGATTTGGGAGTGGTTAGTGGGACGCTGGAAAGAATCTTTTGGTTGGATCTTAATTTCTGTCATTGCTTTTATCTTGGGTATGGAGTGGCAAGAAAAAAGCATTACGGATGACTGCAAGGTTATGGCAGCTTTCCGAGACAGCACCCAAGCGTACACATGTCAAGTGAGAGTGAGGTAATCATGAAAAAGTTAAAAGTAAATGACGCCGCTGATTTGAGTGGCCACCTGGTAGCGATGAATCAGCTTTTCACCGATTTGAACCGGCTCACTAGACAAACTTATAAGCCAAACTATCAAGCGATTGTAAGTATTGCCTCGCAGATCAAGATGCACATTTCGGTTGTGGAAACTTTGGCTAAAAAGGAAACGACATGAAAAAGTGGCTAGCGGTTTTAGCGTTTGTTCCTACGGTTGCGAGCGCTGAGTTTTTGACCGGCAACGATCTCTATCAAAAGCTAACCAGTACCAATGTGGGCGACAAGATGTATGCCCTTGGGTATGTCGTTGGTATCTACGATGTCAATGTGCATATCACCATCTGCCCGAAGGTAGAAAATGTAATTACAGCCGGCCAGGTCCAGGACATCGTGTTGCAGTACTTAACTATCAACCCTGGGCAGCGCCACCGAAACGCTGAGGTCTTGGCTCGAGATGCGTTGAGGCAGGTCTGGCCATGCGCTAACCGAAACTCGAGGAATCCGGTATGAGTAAGCGAACTCAGAAGCAGCGGGTCTTACTGCGTTTAATCAAGACCGGAAAGATTACTTATGAGCAGGCAACAAGGATGAACATCGATCGCCTGTCGTCCATCATCCACCGGCTGCGCGGGGAGGGATACAAGATTGACTCAATCCGGGAAGCCGATGGGAACACCTTTTATAAGCTGAGGGACATCGAATGAAGTACATCCTGCTGATTCTTTTAATTATCGCTATTAGTCTTTTAGCTGAGAGTCGGATGAACGGTCAGTACCAGGCTGGATACAAGGACGGGGTGAAGACCGCCTTAAAAACCAACCCGCCCTCGGAGGAGCTCGAGCTAACCTGCGCGGGGCTCTGGGTGGGCGAGCAGAATAAGCGCCAGTGGCAGAAGGACGCCCGCCGGTGAACTACCGCAGCAAACCCCTCTTGGAGGTCGTCCGAGTCTCGCCCTGCCAGCTCTGTGGGGCCCAGGACGGTACGGTGGTGGCAGCCCACTCCAACCAGCAGCGGGACGGCAAGGGAACGGCCATAAAGGCCCACGACTACCGGATAGCGGCCCTGTGCTACTCCTGCCATATGGAGCTGGACCAAGGCTCCAAGATGAGCAAGGAAGACCGCCAAGACCTTTGGGAAATGGCGCACCGCAAAACAATTGGCTGGCTTTTTGAGTCTGGGAGGCTCAAGGTAATACCCGACTAAAACCTAGGGGATATTGTTTACACAAATCTAAGATGGCCTTACATTTACATACACGGACACATTGGTCCGGTTAGGAAAGAAAAGGAAAGCCAAATGAACAACGACATCATCACCACCAACATCGACCGCCTAGGTCTTCTGCTTGCTGAGATTGATCGCCTGACCAAAGAGGCTGACTTAATCAAAGACGATCTTAAAGATGTTGCTACCGCTCCTAATGGTTCCAAAGAGTTTGTTGGCAATCTCTTTCGTGCCGTTGTAGTTGAGGCAGATCGCAAGACTACTGACTACAAAAAATTGATCGCTGACCTTGGTATCGCTCAGGATGTTGTGGCTAAGTACACCAAGACATCTGCCGTGTTCTCAGTCAAAACCACCGCACGATAAGGAGATGATTATGAATAAAAACCAGAAGATAGCGGTTTGCAGAACACAAGTTCCCGCTTGTCTATCGCCTACCGATCAAAGCATTGAGGTAGGGCAAGAGTTGGTATACACCAAGATCTTTTTTGATAATGGTGAGCATCACTTAAAGTTAATTGATGGCAAGACAGTCCCTTCAGTCTTTTTCAATTGGAGATAAACATGGGAAAAGGATGGAATGTCATTCGCTTTGAGAACAATAAAGCAGAACGGGTTTGGTTCTCATGGGAGAAGTTCGAGGCCCAAGAGATGGCTGAGAACTTAAACGAATACGCCCCGAAAGGGGTGACCTACTGCTGGGAGATGGCGACATGAGTAATGTCATCAAGATGCAGCGTCCAGTGGAATACCACCAGGCGGCGAACATCATGTCGAATGGCCACCTGGGTGGCTTTGCTGAGTCCCTGGCCTTAACATGGTTCAGGGCAGATCCAACTAACCGGGAGAAGATCCAGGCCACCTGGCCAGAGCTCTTTATCCGCGCCTTTGAAATCTTTGAATTGAGGGATAAAAAATGATTCTTGCTTATTGCGATTACCTAGCCCATATCATTCAGAAGAATCTGAAGAAACAAGACATGGAGGGAATCATTGACTCCGTGGGAAGCGTTAACTTTGACTTAAATCCTGACGGGTCTTATCGCTCCCCCAAGAAAACCATCAGCGTGGTCGATAAGCACGGCACCGCCTACACCATTACCATCGAGGAGAAGCGCAATGAGCATAAGGTTTGATGGCGACTCTATGCCCTCCAAGAAAGCCCTACTTGATCAAGCGGCTGGGGTAGGATTAGTCTTCGAAGAGGACAGTTTGCAGGAGCTTTTCTTTTTGGATTTCTGCAGGGCCCTTTGGACAAACGGTCACCTTGTTGGGGTTCGGACAATGAGTCAGGCGCTGCAAAAACAGTTTGAAAGCCAAGTGGAATCGAATTAAAACCGATTCGGTTTTCGGCGCCCCGGAGCCGTTAAGTCTGGGGACCATTACGCATGGAGGCTGGCTGTGCAACCTAGCACGAGCCGCTCTGGGGCTACAGGTGGGGATGCTGTTCGACTCGGCGTCCCGGCGGTGTAGGGAAACCAGTCTCCAGCCGTAAGGGGGTCGGGAAACAAACGGATTCCTGGCATCGTGGGGTTCGGTTGTTGTACACAGCCCGGCCCCCGCCAAAAGAAGGAGAGGCAGTGGAAGCTAGGAAGTCTGATGTGGATCGGCTGATAGACATCTCAACGACGGTCTTCAAAATTTTGATTTGGGATCGAAGGTATGGGGCTCGGCTTACGGATGATGATTTGTACCTGTTTGCCTCGGCCATTGAAAAGGCAGCAGCCGAAGTCAGAGGTAAACGCAAAAGGGCAGTAAGGCGATCGGTGGCACGAAATCCCAAGAACCCTTAGACTCTACCGATCAATCGATTGGACTAAGGGTCATGCCTGAAACTCGAACCAAACAAAAAGAAACCGAATCGGAAACCAAATCGGTTTCGGCTCAGAAACATCCTGGTGGCCGCCCAACAAAGTACGACTCCACGCTCGCCGCAGAGATCTGCACCCGGATAGCTCACGGAGAGCCGCTAGTAAAGATATGTAAAGACGAGCACATGCCCGCCGTGGCATCTGTTTACCTTTGGCTGTCCCGATTTGCAGAGTTTTCGGACATGTACACAAAAGCGAGGGAAGATCAGGCAGATACCCTTGCAGATGAGATACAGGCGATAGCTGATGCCATGCCGATGGAGAAGACGGACGGGAACGGGAATACATCCTTTGACGGGGCTTATATCCAGTGGATGAAGCTCAGGGTGGACGCCCGGAAGTGGACGGCATCCAAGTTAAAGCCGCGGAAGTACGGAGACCGGGTAGCCCTTGCTGGGGATGAGAACAACCCGCTGAAGGTGGAGGCTAGCCTGGAGGCCAAGGGATTGTTTAACGACCTCCTGGCGGCCATGGAAGCCCGTAAGCAGGCCGAATGAAAGCGCAAGAGATCTTGATCGGCTCAATGGAGGCTTTAAGCCGTGCCAACAAGGACTTATCGGAGTACCTGATCGCCTCGGCCAAGCTGACCGAGGCAACGATTCAGGCGGCCGTGATGGCTGAGCGGGAGCGGTGCGCGAGGATAGCCGAGATCGAGCACATGACGCCCAGGGACATCGCCAGGGTGATTCGTAGCAATTGGCCACAAGAATAAGGAGATTTGGATGTCAACACGGCGCTATGAAATTATCAAAGATTTAGAACCGACTCCAGAAGAAGAGGCGATCCTCGACAGGATGGAGGAGGAGTATCAAAAAGAGGAGCGGCGCTGGGCGCAGTCTGGAGTGAAAGTTCAGGACTTGTGGGAAGAGGGAATCACCTTCCGCGCCGGCGGTAGGACTCGAGCCATGCTGAACTCGGATAAGGGTCAGGACATGCGTCAGAAGGCGCACAAAGCCTTGGATGACTGGATGAATCAGTTCATGAATTAAATGGGCGATGTCCTTGAAATCCTTAAAGACCCGGAAACTCAGGCCAAGTTTGAGCAGCTCAAGCCTGAGGACAGGATCGCCTGGGCATGGCGGGCTAACTGGATCGCTAAGGCTCACAAGTACCAGGTTGTCCCGGCTGGGGACTGGTGGTCTATTTGGCTCATGCTGGCAGGTCGCGGTGCTGGCAAGACAAGAACGGCTGCAGAGCAGGTGGGCTGGTGGGCCTGGACTGAGCCTGGAACCCGCTGGCTCGTCGGAGCCCCAACTTCCTCTGATGTTCGTGCCACTTGCTTTGAAGGAGACTCGGGCCTCCTATCAGTTATACCCAGTTCACTTGTGGCAGATTACAACCGGGCATTCCACGAGCTTAAATTGACCAATGGCAGCCTGATTAAGGGCATCCCTGCCTCGGAGCCCGAGCGCTTCCGTGGCCCGCAGTTCCATGGCGCCTGGTGCGATGAGCTGGCCGCCTGGGACTACTTAGACGAAGCCTGGGATCAGATCATGTTCTCTGTCCGCCTGGGCAAGAAGACCAAGATCATCTGCACGACCACCCCAAGGCCGAAGGATCTGATCATCGAGCTGGTGGGCAGGAACGGGGACGATGTGATTGTGCGGACGGCCTCGACCTACGACAACCTGGCCAATCTGTCGGCTAACTTCCAGAAGCAGATCCTGCAGTACGAGGGCACAAACCTTGGCCGGCAGGAGATCTATGCCGAGATCATCGACCCCGAGGAGTCGGGGATCGTTAAGCGGGAGATGTTCAAGCTCTGGCCAGACGGCAAGCCCTTCCCGAAGTTCGAGTACATTATCCAGTCCTATGACTGCGCCTACACCGAGAAGACGATCAACGACCCGACCGCCTGCATCACCTGGGGCGTCTTTAAGCCGCAGGACGGGCCGATGTCGGTCATGGTCATCGACTGCTGGCAAGATCGCCTGCAGTACCCGGATCTGAGGCCTAAGGTCATCGAGGAGTACGACACCATCTACGGCGAGGGCAAGGAGCGTAAGCGGGTGGATCTGATCCTGGTCGAGGATAAGAGCTCAGGAATCAGCCTGATTCAAGACCTGCAGCGGGCGCACCTGCCCGTGAGGGCTTACAACCCAGGCAACGCCGATAAGGTTCAGCGCCTGAACATTGTGTCTAACATCATCGCCAGGGGTCGGGTCTGGATACCTGAGTCCACGGTCAGGAAGGGCTATGTCAGGGACTGGGCAGAGCCGTTCGTTTCCCAGATCTGCAGCTTCCCAGAGTCAACGCACGATGACTTTGTGGATGCCTGCACCCAGGCGCTGCGGTTCCTAAGAGACTCGGGCTGGCTCGAGATCGACCCGCCAAGAGAAGACGACTATGACGAGGAAGACTACATCGATGCCGGAATGCGTAAGCGGGAGAATCCGTATGCAGTCTGAGTGGCAAGACTTTGAGGCAGGTTTGATAATGCTGAATCTCTTTTTGGGCGGCTGACATGACTGGTCCCTTGAGCAAAATCGGTAAGGCAGCGAAGGCAATAAAAAAGGCCACGGCTAAGGCTCCGGTCAAAACCTTTAAGACGGCGGACGGCTACACATTCTATGAGCTGCCAAATGGGTCAATCGTTGACAACTTAAAGCCCAGTCAAGTTGATATGTCCTGGCCAAGCCGGCAGGAGTTCATGTCCGACATGGAGGGAACCGCCTTTGAGGCCGGTGACGAGCTCGGTCAAAGGCGAGCCACGACCGAGAGCATCGGGGTTCCGACTCAAGAAAGGCTGATGGAGAACATCACCCAGTTCGGGGAAGACGACATCAGTAATTTTTATAAGGCTAGGCGCGAGCAGCTGATCGACCAGGAGCGCAAAGCGAATATCAAGTTAGTCCCAGGTCAGGAAGAAGATATGGCTGCTGGGGGTGCGCTAAAAAAAACAATTAAGGCAGCCCAAAAAGTTGGCGAGAAAAGCGCCCGGCAAGAGGCTTTGAATATGGCTCGTGGTATCGCCAAGGAGTCTTTTGTTCGGCCAAGCCAAGAAAAGGGTGTGGTCTATCACGGCACCAACAAAGATGTTACGAAGTTCAAACGAACCCTGACTCCCGATGATCATGTCCCAGGCATATCTGTGACCGATGATCCTGCAAGCGCAAGCCTATACGCCGAAGACAAGGCTATGAAGCAGACGGGTGGAGAAGGCGCCAATGTGCTACCGCTACTGGTCCGCACCGAAAAGCCAATGTATTACCCAGACCTCGAGGACTGGACAAGGAACAAGGCTCTCGAGAAGGGCTTTCCGATTAAAGATCCTGACGACTTTGCCGCCTTCGATGTCCCGCCCGAGACTTTGTTGAAATGGCTGAAAGAGGAAGGCTATGACGCCATCGACTACCGGGATGACCCCATGATGGGTTATGGCCTGCGTGTCTTTGATCCAGAGCAGCTGAAGTCAGCAATCGGTAACCGGACTTACGATCCGAGAAATCCCGACATCACCAAGGCAAAAGGTGGCGCAATCGACCACGACCTGAAGGCCTGGCACGAGAAGAACATGGCCAAGGGCGGCAAAGTAAAAGAAGAAGCGAAAGAAGCAGAGCCTGCGCTGCCACATCCGGAACTCTTAAAGTACATGAGCCTGGATGATTTAGTTAACCCGGAAATCAATTTCCCGAGGAGGTATCCAGGCCAGACTGCCGCGCTGCCATCTGACCTGGCGTCGGACTCTAACAAAGAAGTCCAAGACCGAAGGCTAAAACACGGTGCCCTTGAAGCAGTTAATTGGGCCGTGAGGAATTTGCCTCAGCCAGTAAACCCCGTTTTGCAAAGCATGAGAAACATTGTAGAGGCGAGAAAGCGAAGGCTCGGAGCTTTTTCCCTTCCTCCAGACATACAAGAGGCTTCCGGAATATTAATACTGCCTGAAGAGTTAACTCCAATCGAAGACAAAAAGCCGTCCGTGCCTCGTTTTAATCACGGCGGCGAGGTCAAGATGTCGAACGGTGGCAACGCAGTCGCCCAGGTCGAAGCCCAACTTGCAGCTGGTGTGCCAGTGTTCATGGACCGTGGCGAACAGGGTGTAATCGCCCGTCAGATTATTGCTGAGCAGGATGCGGCTCGGAAAAGAGAAGAAGCAGAGCGCCAGGCAAAGATGCAGGCCAGACCCTTTGGCGAGAAGGTGAGAGGAGGTCTCGAGGCCGCTCAAACCGTACAATCAGCGATTGGCCGATCATTGGCATCGCCCTTTGTCGCTTTGGCTCAAGGCGAAGAGGCTGCCCAAAAGTTTGCAGAGGATGTTGTCCTGCCACAGACCGACTACGGAATCTACGCTTTGCAGAGAACCGGTGAGGCGTTAGAGCCGATAGGCCGTGCTATTGAGCGAGCCAAGATCCCTGATGTCCCGTTTCTGCCCGAGGTGCCAACTTACATTCCTGGCATGGCAAGGCAGGCGCAGAGGGCTGCGGCTCAGGCAGGGAGAGCAATTGATGAGGCAGTCCCGCAGGAACTTAAGAATCTACCGGTGGGCGCATCAATTCAGCCTGTCGGGCCGGGAGGTGAGAGGCTGTCGGTTAACGACCTAATCCGAATGCTCGAGGCCGGAGAAGAGTTAACGCCAGAGCAGAGGCAAAAGGCTGAGTACTCCAAGGCTCAAAAGGAAAAGTACGCCCA